CTGAGCCTGGGCCTCTACCAGACAGTGATTTTCTTTTACCGGAAAATCTGTTTGGTCACAATTTCTTATCGAAAGAGGAGATGGTTAGACAACTAGAGCGCACTGTTGAAGAGATGTTCGAAGATTGTGTTTACACTGAAGAAATTCATTATGAACCTTTCTATCCTTCAACTTCCGCGAATTATAATAATTCAAGGGGGGACGGTGGTGCTGTTGGTACGTTATACGAAAAGATCCTTAATGTGGATCCTTCTTTTACTAAACAAGAGGGTTTAGTTGTACTCAATACTGATTGTATGTATTTGAGTAATCCAGTAAGCATGTTATATGGCTTATCGGGAAAGGAGCAGAATTTAGATTCTGATTTTGTTAACAGCGAAATACTTGAAAATGTCGTCACTGTTGACGATAAAAATTTGAAAGCGAAATGGAGGGAATTCTTTGATCGTGTTAGAACTCTTGCAGAAGATGAAATACCATTGGTTAAGACCGTTGGATTATCTGAAGCATTAAAAGTTCGTGTGATCAGTAAGGGACCACCTCTATTGTATACATTTCTAAAGCCTCTTCAAAATTTTATGTGGAAATCACTCAAGAAAAATAAAGTCTTTCAGTTAATTGGAACTCCAGTTAACGTAGATCATATACAAAATTTATTTGGATTTATGAAAGACGATGAGATGATTGTTAATGGTGATTATAAAGCATCAACTGATAATTTGCACAGTTGGGTATCGGAAACGTTAGCTAATAAACTTGTGGAAGTCTTGAATCGTAATGGAAGTTACCATATTGATGATAAACATCGAAAGATGTTATTGACTTCACTAACGGGACACATCTTCGAAATGAAGGATGGTTCGCAAAGGAATCAAAAAGAAGGACAGTTAATGGGATCAATAACCTCATTTCCTTTTCTTTGTCTTGCCAATGCTGCCATGTGTCGCTGGGCACTTGAACTCTCTAATCGTAAACGATATAGGGTAAGAGATGCTCGGATTACCGAAAAAAGTTGTATCGCTCCATTGTTAGTCAATGGCGATGATTGTACATTGAAGGGAGACCGGAAGAACATACGTGTTCTTTGGGAGAAAATAACCGCCTTCGGGGGTTTAGAATCATCTGTGGGTAAAACCATATTTTCTCTTCCTCATAAACCAATTGCTGTCATTAATAGTCAGACCTTTGATTATAAACAGGGTACCTGGATTGAACGTAAATGTGTCAATTTAGGAATACTGTTAGGTAAACAAAGATCTACTGTTGGTGGACAGGAACGTACTATTGGGTTCAATCAATTGGGAGCACTTCATAGAGAACTTTTCAGATCATCACCTGGTGATATCTGGGAAGAAGTTTCTAAGCGCTTCATTTATTACAACGCTAATACTCTACGACAATATAACATTTCTTGGGAAATGCCGGAGTACCTTGGAGGTCCTGGTTTAGTACCTAAAAAGGGAGAAATGTCTCTAATTGATCGTGCTGTAGCAACACTTCTTATTAAATCTCATAAGAATAACTCCTTCAAAATCATGAAACAAATGACATCAGCTGAATGGAAACTACATAAGTTAGTTTTACCAATGCTTGATTTTGATCAAATTTCCGAGACGAATTATCGATGCATATCAGATCAACCGTATGAAACCTTAATTGCTGGTTTCCCGTTTAATTTAGATCCGATTGTTATGCAAGAAACTGAG